ACGGTCGGCCGTCTTCTCGCCGATCTTCAGGGCCCGGCAAATCCCGCCGCGGGTGTCTGGCATTTCGCTGAGATGCTTGGCCACGGCGAAGATCACCTCCGGCGACGTGGGCCGGGCCGGGTCGTTCTCCCGCTCCTTCTCCTTGCGCAGGTATTGCGGGATGCCGGCCATCCACAGGATCCGCAGGCGGTCTTGGTCCCATTCGGCGAACTTGTTGGGTTTATACATTTGTCCCACCCCATTGATCCGCCATCGCGGCGGCGATTCCCTCAAACGTGCGGCTGCGTTCTTTCCACCGGTTAGGGCCGGGCGGCATCTTGTGAACGCGCTGCTCCCGCCCTTCGACGATGTTCGTCGGCTTCAGCTTTGGCAGGCCCTTGAGCCACAGGCACGTTGCCTTGGTTTCCCCGTGCCCGAATTGCCAAGGCTGAATCACTTGGTCGGGCTTGCGGATCCGGCTACTGATGATGCTGACGGGGTTTTCCAAGGCACTGTAGGGGATATCCGCACTGAGCAGGGCTTTGACAAACTCCAAAGCCTCTAACTGCTCGGCTTGCTTATCCTTGAACCACCGGGCGCCGCTGACCGCCAAGTGCGTGCAAGGCGGGTGCGCGATCATCATGTCCCAACCGTCGCCGATTATGTCCATGACGTCGCCCTGATAGTGCGGACCCGGCACGTCCGTTGGCAGCAGATCGCATGACATGGCGTCATGACCTTTTGCAATAAACGCATCACGAACCCGGCCGCTGTATTCGCAGGCCACCAGAACCCTCACAGCCCCGCCCCCATGCCAATCATCAGCATCAGGTACAGGCCGCCAAACAGGCAGGCCACGCCGATCATGTCCCGGATCATTCTGCGGCCTCGTACCATTCAACCACGTTTCCGCTGGCAACGCGGCGGGCAGAGATAACAGCAAGACACTGGGTGGTTACGTCGCGGCTGTACCCGCTGGCAACGTCAACATAGATGGCGCGAGCGTCACGACCTGTCAGTCTCTCGGCCTCGCCGAGTGCATTCGCCGCGTCGTCCAGATTGTAACACGGATCGCTGGCACCCATGCCGCGGGGGCCGTGGTCGCTGGTGATGATGTAGAATTCTGTCTGCTGGGTCATTTGCTCTGCGCCTCCAGATAAACGCGCGACAAAACTCCGTGACCAGCATCGTAAAGATCGCGGCACGTTGCGTTCGTGTGGGTCTGGCCGTCAGCGCTAATCAGGCCAGCGGCCGCGCGGCGGTCTGCGGCGGCTTGCATGCGGGCCGCAAGCGCGGCCGGAAGGGCTGCGTCGGCGGCGAAGTTGAAGGTCGTGTAGGCGGTCATCTTGGTCATCCTCTCGTTTTTCTTATCATCACAATATCACCAATTTCACAGCACGCAACAGGAAAGTCGCGCTTGACGGCGAAAAAGTTATACGATAGGCGTTAATGGTCAGAAGAACAAAGGAGACACCGATGCAGGCTCAGAACCTGATCAAATCTTGGGCGAAGGAGAACGGCCGGAAATACGGCTGGCTCGCCGAACAAGTTCCCGTAAATCCCAAAACCGTATCAAGCTGGATAAACGGCCATCACATCCCCAGCGCACCCTGCCGCGCCAGGCTGTCGGACATCATCGGCGCCGACGTGCGCGATGTCAGCATGTGGGTGGCAGCATGAAGCGGTCGGAAATCCTCGACACGGCCAAGCAATACGTCACGGTGGACAGGGCGGCGACCCACGGCGATGCGGAGTCCAACTTCGGACTGATCGCGGCGTACTGGTCGGCGCACCTCGATACCAATGTGACGGCCGTTGACGTGTCCATCATGATGACGCTGTTCAAGCTGGCCCGCGCCAAGGGCAACCCTTGGAACGCTGAGAACTTTATTGATGGCTGCGGATATCTGGCCTGCGGCGGCGAGATCGCGACGGAACAGTCCTGATGGCGCTTTTCATGGGCATAGACCCGGGCCGACAAGGTGCCATCGCCGTGATCGACGGTGACGAAATGTCGGTAGCCGTCCACGACATGCCGGCTACCCTCGAAGGCAAGCGGGCCGTCTTATCCGAGATCGGCAGCGTGCGGTTCTGCTGGATCGAGAAACCGTTCTACCCGCGCATGATCGGGGTCAAGAACGTGGCCACCATCGCCCAAGCTTACGGCGAAATGCGGTCATGCCTGTATCACGCCGGCGTACCAACGATGGAAGTCTCCCCGGCCGACTGGAAGAAACACTTCGGCCTCAACAGCGACAAAGACGCATCGCGCGCATACGCCACCGGTGTGTTCCCCGATCAGGCTCACCTGTGGGCGCTTAAGAAGCAGGATGGCAGAGCCGAGGCGGCTCTAATTGCATACTATGGATGGAGGAAGAAATGATCAGAAAGAACGCCAAGTCCGAAGGCATCGCGGACATACTCAATCACCTTGACGATGCCGACATGTTGATTTGTGCAGCATTGCGCATGAAGGGCCTGACAAAGTCCGGTGACATGATCGGCCGCAAAGCGCTGGAAACCATGCGCAGGTTTATTGACGCGCTTGAGGCAGAAGCTGCTGAGAAATTCGGCGCGCTGACGTGGGATGGGGAGAGATGGCTATGAACCTCGGGCAACTCTCTGAAGTCATCAACGGCCTGATCAAGGTCCACGGGGAAACGCTGGACGCGCGCTTTCTGTACCAGTTCGCCAGCGGCCGCACGAAAAGCGACACCGTGATCAGCTACGAAGTGAACCCGCCGAAGAGCGACATATTGAAGGGCTGGGTCCTTTTCCGCGTCGGCTACACAAGAGGGAATGAAGAATGATCCTGCACATGACCAACGAGGCGTACCACGCCCACCCCAGCATAAGTTCCAGCGACGTGAAGGCCGTGGCCACCCGTTCGCTGGCACACTGGAAATACAAAACTTATCGAGCATCCCCGGCCTTCGCTTTGGGCAGCGCCGTCCACGCCCTGGTGCTGGAGCCGCAGAAGAACCTCGTCGTCCGCGGGCCGGAAGATCGCCGGGGTGCCAAGTGGAAGGACGCCAGCCTCGCCGCTGACCTCGACGGCAAGATCCTCCTGACGGAAGGCGACTACGACCTGGCCGCCGAGATCGCAGGCGCCGTGTTGGCGCACCCAGCTGTCGGCAGCTTCTTGGCGGACAGCGAGTTCGTCGCCGAGGCATCCTTTTTCGCCGACGACGCAGAAACCGGCGCGAACATCAAATGCCGCCCCGATGGCTACATTCCGCACGCTGGCGTCGTGTTCGATATCAAGACCACCCGGGACGCCAGCCCCGACGGCTTCCCGAAAGAACTGCGCAACTACGGCTACGATCTGCAGGCTGCCTTCTACCTGCGCACACTGCGCGAGGCGGGCTTCCTGGCGAAGAAATTCATCTTCGTGGCTGTCGAGAAAGAGCCGCCCTACGCCGTCGGCCTGCACGTCATGACCGACCGCTATCTGGACCACGCCAACGAGCGCGTGACGCGGACGCTGGAAAAAATAAACGCGGCCACCATCGCCGGTGACTATACAACCGGATGGCCGATGATTAACGATATCGATCTGCCGCGCTGGCAGGTAGACCCTGAAGCCGACGTGTTTGATGAAACCGTCGACTTTTGAAACCCCCAGAGAGAGGACTAGACCATGGCTAACAATGATGACTTCCTGAAGGTGCTCGCACGCGACGTGACCCTGCAGTACCCGAAGCTGAACTCGACCTATCGCTTCAACACCTCGCAGCAACGCTCCGAGCCTTGCGCGCCGGCGGCCAGCAACGCCGCCTGGTCGGTCGCCTTCGATATGCCCAAGGATCAAGCCAAGGGCCTGTACGACCAACTGCGGGGCCACTACGAGGCTTGCAAGGCCCGCAATCCCAAGATGCCCGCGTTCAAGACGATCTTCGGCATGAAAAAGCTGAAGGATGCCAACGGCGCGGAAACGGGCATCGTCCAGTTTTCCGCCAAGCGCAACGGCATGAAGAAGGACGGCACGCCCAACAAGGCGCCGACCGTCATCGACGGGCAAAAGCAGCCGGTCGCCGATCTGGCCTTCTGGGGCGGATCTACCGGCACCGTGCGCGCCTGGGCCGTCGCCGTCGTGGATCCTGATGGCAACGGCGGCATCTCGCTTTTGCTTGACGCCGTGCAGGTCATTGACGCCAAGTACGGCGACGGTGGCATGGACGACTTCGACAGCGTGGCCCCGGTCGCGCCGAAGGATGATCCGTTCGGTGATACCGGCCAGCCGGCGGCGAAGGTCGCCTCCAAGGTTGCCGTGGACTTGGGGGACGAGATTCCCTGGTAGTATAAAAAGGAACCCCCGGAAGCGACCAACTTCCGGGGGTTTAGTTCGAGAGCGACCAGAGGGGAGGAACCTCATGAACCGGCGGCATGACCTCGCCAGAACACGGAGTAACTATAATGCACGGACAGATATCTGGCAAGGACCGCGTTCATGAGTGACGTGAAGTTCCTGACAGCACCCGGCAGCCTCTTTACCCTCATCAGCAAGCCCGGCACGACATACCCCGGCATCACCTGGCGCGAGATCCTCGACCTCGTCCGCGAGCCCCAGGCCAAGGAAAAGGCCGAGGCCGATTTCTTCATACCATCGACATACCGCGCCCACGACGGCCGCGCCCACGACGCACAGCGCGAACGTGGAGTGTTCCGTATGCTGGTCATCGACATTGACCGCGGCAACCCGTCCCTGGACCGCGTGCGCGAGGGCATCACGGATATCCTCGGCGATGTCGGCTGCGTGATCTATTCCTCGTCCGGTGCCAGCGCGGAGAACCGCAAGTGGCGCGTCCTAATGCCGATCATCGGCACCATCAGCGGCGAGCAATACGAGGCCGCACAGTCGGCGTTCTTCGAATTGCTCCATCTCAACGGCATCCACCCGGATGGTGCGCTGGCACGCTGCGGGCAGCCCATCTACCTGCCCAACGTGCCCATCGCACGCCGCAACGCTGACCTGACGCCCGCCTTCTACCAGCACAGCATCACACGCGGTGCCAGCGTGGTTCTGGACGACGCCAGCCCGATCGTCCAAGAAGTCAACCGCCGGTCCGAGCAGCACCGCCTGGCCGCCGAGGCCGCGGACGCCAGCAGGCGGGCCCGGGACGCCGAGCGGGCCGAGCGGCGCACCAAGTCCCCCGACGACGTGAACCCCGTGGACGCGTTCAACCTGGCCTACAGCATCGAGGACATGCTCGACCGCTACCAATACG